AATACAAGCGGTAAAAGGTATTCAGGAGCAATATCCTAGTGTAAATAGATTTGTGACATTAAGTCCTAAAACAGAAATGGCTAGAAGATTTCATTTAAAAAATGGTGCTATTATATTCCGTGAAAATATAGAAACCATTAACTATGAATATACAAAAACAGTAAGCGAGTAATATTATGACAAAAGAAGTTAAAATGGTTAATACTGCTGAAGAAGTAGAACAAATAGAAAAGAGCGCATTATTAGCGTGTGATTTTATATATGATAATCTATTACCATTATTAGAAGAATTTGAAAATGATAATGATGATCCTGATTATATACCCGGTATTGCTACTCATGGATTATTTGTAGCATTAATACAAGAGTTAGCCGATTTAGGATATACTCAAAAAGACTTGAATAAAGAAATCAAAACTTATATGAACACAAGTCTAGGGGAAGTAGTACACTAAAGTACTACATTTTCTGCAAACAAAAGTACTCATTTTTAACCCTCAGGGGCTTCAAAATCGCTAGAATATTCAGGAACTCATACTGATACACTTCTAGCGATTTTTGCCAATATTTGACAATAAATGGATATATGTGTATAATTCATCTATGAACTCAAAAATCGTCCGCAAACGTAGAACAGACCGTAATCAAGTGATTTACTTTATCCAAGATACAGTAACACTTGAGTACTACATCGGCTTGACTGCATTGTCATTCAAGGGTAATGTTTTCCGCACACTACGCCGTCGTATGCAAAAACACATGCAACGTGCCTTAGCAGAAAACAAAAACTGGGGTCTGTCACGTGCCTTGCGTGAACGTGGTGCCGATCGTTTTGTATTCGCTACCTTAGAAGTTGTTCGAGGTAAGCGTCCTGCTCATGCACGTGAGACAGAATTAATCAACACATTGCAACCTTCTCTTAACACATTTGGAGTCAAATAATGAATACACAAATTGAAAAACTAATTAACGATACAGTGCAAATTTTGGATCGTGATCCTTTGAGTCAATCTGAGGACACTTATAGTATTCTACTTAAGTTTACACAAGCCCTTGCTAGTGAACTAGGTGAAATTGTAGTTGCCGATCCTGTCAAAGATGGTGTTCGCATGTACTTTGATGAAAAGATTGCCCGTTATGTAATTAAGAAAAGTGTAGGATTATAAAGTAAAATGAAATTAAACGATATATTACAATGGGTTGGGGCAGTATTCATTATTGTTGGCCATATCTGTAATGCAATTGGACCTGATGCTCATCCCTACAATATTGTAGCATTTACATTAGGCACCATTATGTTTATGACATGGACAATTCGTGTAAAGAATCGTCCGCAATTGGTAGTCAACATTGTTGCGATTGTTACTTGTTTAATTGGATTGGTGAACGCTTGGAGATAAAATGAACAAATTAGTTAAAGATGGAAAAGTGGCTGTATTATACAGCCCTGGATTTGGGGCAGGTTGGTTCACTTGGAACCCTACAATGCCTGAACTTATTTTTGAACCTGCCATAGCACAATTTGTATTGGACGAAAAGTTTGATGAACTACAAACATATGTGGCATTGAAGTATCCTGAAATCTACGATGGTGGTATGATGGACTTAGAAGTTGCTTGGGTACCTGAAGGCACTGAGTTTAAAATCAATGAGTATGATGGAGCCGAATCGGTTGAAACAAAAGATGAAATAGGTTGGTTAGTAGCGTGAAGTATATTACTAACAAGTATAAGTCAGTCATTCTTCCATACGAGGAGGGTATGTTAGAATGGCTACACGAAACCTACCCTCATAGTTGTTATTATATTGTAGAGGTATAATATTTCTGTCACATTTATTGATATAAATATCAATATGGACTTTTGGGACATTTTACACTTGCACAAACAAAAAATATTTGCTATAATAGCTATAGTGATTGGATTGTATTGGTTAAGTGTCCCTGAAGATGAACCAGTTCAACCAATCATCACTCTTAAGTATAGGTGTGAATTAATTGTAAAAAATTTACACGATTTTCCAAAAAATGTTACTGACAGTTGCGAAACCTTTTTGAAAGACAAAGATGAAATTGAATAAAGTAAACGAAGCATTAGATCATAAGATTACCGGTGGTAGTGAGTATCATTGGAACTGTTATCCAGATGGTAGATACTTAGATTATGAAAGTGACTTTGCCCACGTATCTGTATTGTATAGTGCCGTGGATCAAACTGTATACCAAGCTGAAGTTTCTGTTAAACGTGAAGCTTGGGATGAAGATAAGAAACCATATCGTTGGTTGAATCCCGACTATGTAGAAGATTTCTATAAAGAATCAGAGAAACGACAAGTAGATACTGATATTGCTTGGGACAATGTTAAGTGGATTGATTTAGAAATGAAAGAAGATTTCCTAGAAAAAGCTACGGCTATATTCAACGGAGAAGAATGTGACACCCGTGTTCAATTCCCAATTGATATCGATGATGAACTGATATTAAAATTATCTATGGAAGCACATAAACGTGATATCACACTAAATAAGATGATAGAGATTATCTTACAAGAGGTAATCGATAATCACCGTGTCAACGGAACATTAGCCTGACACGTTATATAAGTGTAACAGGAGATCGTTATGAAAAAAATTCTATTAGCATTATCACTACTAGCCGTAACTGGTTCAGCTATGGCGCAACATTATCATGGTCACGGCTTTCGTCATCATGGCCATCATCGTGGGCCCGGTGTTGGTTGGTGGGTAGCACCTGTTGTAGTCGGTGCTATTGGTTATGAACTTGGTCGTCAGCAAATAATTGTACAACAACCAATTGTCGTACAAAATCCTCCCCCAGCACCAGGTCAGATTTGCACACCTTGGACAGAAACACAAAACCCAGATGGAACAATAACTCGCACCCGAACTTGTAATCAGTGACCATAATAGTTGTAATATTATAAGAACGGTATTATAATCGTAGCATGACTCAAACTAATTATTGTCCTTATATATACAAAGGTATATACATTGAAAAAACATTGGATCAATATAAACTGTCTGCATGTTGTGTCAATACAGTAAGTAGTCCAGAATCTAAAATTAATTTTCATTCAAATCCATATTTAACCAACCAACGTAATCAATTTGATTTAGGGGAGAAACCTTCCAGTTGTAATAATTGCTGGCAACAAGAAGATCGGGGAATAAGAAGCCGCAGGACTAGAAATCAATTATTACGAATAGGAGCAATAGATACAACAGTAGAATTACTTTCTATTGATTACAATGTGCCACCTTTATGTAATGCTAAATGCATTATATGCACTAGCTATTTTAGCAGTGATTGGGCTCAGGAAGACATTAAGTTTTGAGTTATACCAGAACGTTAAGTTAATGAAATACATAAAAATAAAATTGAATTTGATTTAGATTTATCTAAGGTACGTAGAATATATTTCAATGGCGGTGAACCTTTGCTAAGTCCGGACATCAACATGATGTTATCTAGTATTAAAGAACAACAAGGTAGTTTATCTAATATTAATTTATCAATGAATACAAATGGCAGCATTCTACTTAAACCGGAAGATTTAATATTATGGAATGAATGTGAAACTGTAACAATGTTGTTTAGTATCGATGCTGTGGGTAAACAGTTTGAATATATTCGTAATCCATTAAAATGGAAAGACGTATCAGCTAATGTTCGTAAATATGAAGAAATGATTAATAATCTAAATGTTATGATTTCACCGAACGTTGGAATACACAATGTGTTAGGATTTGAAAATTTAATACAATGGTTTACAGAACAAAAAACTATATCTAAAGCTAAATCATTTGTGTTAAATATTACACCCACTAATGGTATATTTTCTTTTGATGAGGCTAGTTTAACAATTAAAGAAAATATTATGTCTTTGTTAAGCGACACCCCTGAAATTGATATTGTTAAGAACTATATTCAGAATAGCAAGTCAGGTGAAAACAGATGGATACACGTAGTTGAAGAATTAGATTTGCGTAGAGAAACTAATTGGAGAGAAGTTTTTCCTAAGTTAGGTCAACTATATGATGAAAGTAAGTAATGATAGATATAATTTTTAAACCTACCATTGATTGGATAAAAGATGATTTTAAGTCTAACAGAATTCGCTTTGTTATTGAGTTGTTTGCTTGGGCTATTAGTATTGGTTGCAGTATTACTATGGCGCTCACAGTCCCCAATCCACCGCTTCTTACTCTTTATCCCGTTTGGATCTTTGGCTGTAGTTTGTATGCTTGGGCTAGTTGGACTAGGAAATCTTTTGGTATGTTGGCTAACTATATATTGTTAACTACCATTGATAGTATAGGATTAATAAGGATGTTAATGTGATAGAAATAGAAAAATATAAAAAATACTTTGTACTTGATGGCAAAGCTACCCGCAGTGAATACTGGGGTATCAGTATCATTTGTTATATACTTGCATTACCTGCATTGTTTTTTGCAGGTATATTAGGTGGCATGATAATTATATGGACATTATTATCTACTACCGCAAGGCGTTGTCGTGATGCCGGTATTAATCCATGGTTCTCTGCAACAATTTTAATTCCATGGATAGCACTAATTGCAGTTGTAGTATTTGGTTGTTTAAAAACGGAGAAAGAAAATGAACATCAGTGATGATTGGACAGATAAAGATTGGGACAAATTTACTAGCTGGTTAAATGGAATGCTACGTATGGGTCCTGCTACTATTACGTTTACTAAAGCAGACGGAACTGACCGTGTGATGAAATGTACATTAGAAGAAGATAAGCTTCCTAAAGTTGAAATCAAGGAAGGGGCAAAAACTCGTAAAGAATCAACTACTAGTATGCGTGTATTTGATTTAGAAAAGAATGAGTGGCGTAGCTTCACTCTTAAGAAAGTAAAACAAGTAAATATTTCAATACCATGAACGATTTTGAGCAAGGCAACATTCACTATATGGCTAAGGAATATCACGAAGCCAGTGAATGTTATAAAAAATTTTTAGAACAAGAGCCAAATAATTATGTAGTGTGGCATAATCTTGGCATTACCCTATCACAATTAGGACAAGATATAGAAGCATTACAATGTTTTGACTTACCTTGCCAACAAAACTATGTAGAAAGTTGGTTAAGTAGAGGAACTGCACTACGCAGTTTGGGGCGATATAGAGAAGCATTAATTACATTTGCACACACCTTTGCACTAGATCCAAAACATTCAACTGCATATAGTAATTATGGTAACACATTGCGTGAGTTTGGATTACCTGAACTTGCTATTCCTTTCTTACAGATAGCGCAAGAGTTAAAACCCAATGATGTTAATTATGAGTTGAACGAATCAGTTAGTCATTTGATGAAGGGTGACTTAGTTGAAGGTTGGAAGAAGTATAATGCACGTTGGTTCTATCAAAGTGATATCAGTCTTAAACCACAATTGCCTGGACCAGAGTACGATGGTTCACAATATGTTGTAGGCAAAAAAGTTCTCGTTTATTATGAACAAGGATTTGGAGATAGTATTCAATTCATTCGTTTTGCAAGAGTATTGAAAGATAAGGGTGCAGAAGTAACAATCATAACTAAACCACAATTGTATGAGTTGTTTAAATATAATTTTCCTGACTTAACAGTATTAAATGCTGATGCACAATTACCACCCTATCATTATCACGTTGCATTGATGGATCTTCCTAAATGCTTTGGTACAACAATTGACACTATCCCTTATCCTACACCCTACTTGGATGTAGCTGAAGGAATTAAACAAGCTTGGAAAGAAAAGCTAGGACCCAAAACAAAAAAACGTATTGGCATACTTTGGAGTCCAAACAAAGTGGCATTTATTTCACGTTTTCGTAAGATACCATTGAAACAATTACTGGCTGCAACTAATAACGAATGTGAATTTATTAGTTTATCATATGAGGTGGATGAACCTACATTAAGTTTGTTTAGAAAATTTAATATTAGAACATTCCATGAAGACTTATCCGGATTCTATAATACAGCAGGGTTGATTAGCCAACTTGATTTGGTAGTGTCTATTGATACAGTTATACCTCATCTAAGTGGTGCAATGGGAATACCTACTTGGGTGATGTTAACTGATTATGGTTGTGACTGGAGATGGTTTATGAACCGTAATGATAGTCCATTCTATAACTGTATGAGATTGTTCCGTCAAACAGATGGTTCTTGGGAATCGGTACTTGAAACTATTAAACAGGAACTAAAACTTTTGAATTGACAATAAATAGTTTTTCTGCTATAATACTCATATTATGAAAAAAGAACTACTATCCTTCACAGTTAAAGAGCCCAAACACAGGGCCCACAGAGTGTTGTTTTGTTGCAACACTCCATTCAAACCTAAGGTTGTACAGTCTAAAAAGGGCGAATACATCCGCAAACCTAAGCATCCCGGTCGCACCGAAATTTGACAATAAATCAAAACGGTGCTACAATACTTGTATTGAAAATTAGAAAGGAAATTCAATATGTCAGTCAAAACTGAAGCTATCGCACAAACCGCAAAAGAATTTGCACTTGCCGCAATCGTCGGATCCGCAACAATATACTTGCTAACTAACATCCCAGAATCAGTTATTCCATATATCCCACATATTGGTATTACTGTTGTTCTAGGTGGTATGGCTTATTTGATGTATTCTATCAATCTTGGCCGTATTCAGTATCGAAAGCACCTTGAGGATATGGAAAAAGCTATGGAAAAAGTCAGCAAATAAAAGGTTGACAATAAATGGATTTGGGTATATAATAGAATCTTAGACAGTCAACTAAAGGACAAAAATGCGTACACAACAAGTAGTTACCGGAATGAATAACAGCCAAAAAATTCGTTTTATCATTGACGGATTTGGTATGTATTGTAAGGTTTCTGACATTGAAAACTTTGCTACCAGTTCACACCGTGTTGCAGTTATTTCGGCCTTGCAACACTTGCAATGCTCCCGTGATTTAGCCAAGAGTTGTGGCAAAAAAGAGATTCCAGTAGGATACGGAACTCGCAGTAACTTCCAAGGTGTTAATCACGATGTACAAGTTAACATTGTCTAAAATTTGACATTAAATGGTTTTGGGTATATAATAGAGTCTTATTCAGTCAAAAGGAGTTTTTATGAACATCAAGCAAATTAATACTGCTATTATGCAGGGTGACTTCACTAACGAAGAATTGAATAGCATCGGTGATGCAATGCGTTTTGCCCGTGCCCAACTTGTGGTACGAAACAAATCGGCATTGACAATCGGTTCTAATGTTAAATTTACAAGTTCAACCCGTGGTACAATCTCCGGTGTTGTAAAGAAAATCAATCGTAAATTTATTATTGTAGATCAGCCGGGTCAGTTCCGTAGTTGGAAAGTGCCCGCTAATATGTTGGAGGTACTGTAATGAGTAAAATGGCAGACTTATATATGGAGATCGAGGAAATGCTTGAAAAAGGCACTCACCCGGCAACTATCTCCGCGGTTCTTGACGTTCCGGTCTTTTTTGTATACGATGTAGTAGAAAGTATTCATTCTGAGACTGAGGAATTTAGTCCTTTTAAGACAATAAATTCTTAAAAAGGTTGACAATAAATCGGTTTGGGTATATAATAGAGTCTTATTCAGTTAATTAAAGGATTTCAAAATGGACTACGAATTAGATTTTGACTTTTTGTTCAATGTTT